GAAAGAACCGAAGTCTGATCAATGGCACGTGGTCGAATTTCCGGCAATCATGGAACACGGACCAGTGTGGCCTGAATATTGGAACACGGAAGAGTTAGAAAAAGTTAAAGCATCACTACCCGTTGGTAAATGGAACGCACAGTGGATGCAGGCTCCAACATCAGAGGAAGGAGCTATCATTAAACGTGAGTGGTGGAACGTGTATAAGAAAGAAAACATACCTCCTCTACAACACGTTATACAATCTTACGATACAGCATTCTTAAAGAAACAGTCAGCAGATTATTCAGCTATAACTACGTGGGGCGTATTTTTTCCAAATGAGGACAGTCCAGCAAATTTAATATTACTTGATGCTATGAAAGGCAGGTATGAGTTCCCTGAATTAAGGCGATTGGCTTTACAGCAGTATAAGTATTGGCAACCCGAATCAGTCATTATAGAAGCTAAAGCTTCTGGTTTACCTCTAACTTATGAGTTAAGACAGATGGATATACCTGTAATTAACTTTACTCCGAGTAAAGGTAATGATAAACACGCAAGGGTCAATGCGGTTGCACCTTTGTTTGAAAGTGGTATGATATGGGCTCCGGAGCAGAAATTTGCAGATGAAGTCATCGAAGAGTGTGCAGCATTTCCAAACGGCGACCATGACGATTTAGTTGACTCTATGACTCAAGCTGTCATGCGATTCAGACAAGGCGGACTCATCACGCACCCTGAAGATTACGTAGATGAAAAAACAAACAAACGTAAGCGAGTTTATTATTAATGAAAACACTAGTAGAACTATTGGTAGAAGCAGGCATCAAAAAAACAGATGCTGAAGATTTAATTAAAAGGTCCGGGGTCGAAGGTGAAGGGATCATGGCTACTAATGTTGGTAGGCTGATGACTAGAGCCGAACAAGGCGACTTTGTTTTATTTGGTTCAAGATTACAGGACCCTACCATACACAAACCATACAACGCTTATGCTATAGGATCAGATCAAAGATTCATAAAACTTACAAGTGAATATAACATGATGGACAAAGCATTAAGGCAACACCTTAAAGTTTTAAACGATGATAAAAAATTATTAAGTCCTAAACAGATAGCAACTTTAAAATATAACATTGTAGTTAGAAACCGAACAAAGAACGAAATAGATAGATTAAATAAAGTATTAACAGATGAAGGTACAAACACTAGAGATTTATTATTGAGACAAGGTATAAAAACAGAAGATAGAGCAGCTGGAGTTAGTGATCCATCAGTATCAGAATACATATCACAGAACTTAAAAAAAGGTGAACAAGAAGGAATTATACCTCCAGAGTCTTCTGTAATATTAGGTAGACAAACAGCTAAAAGACAGCTTGGAGAGTCTGAAGAAGAACTTCAAAACATAATTGATACAGCTATGGGAAAAGTTAAAACTAAAATTGATGATCTAGGAAAGACAGCGGAAGATTTAACAAAATCACCAAAAGAACTTCGTAAAGCACAAAACGAAAAATATGGTATTGATTTTAGGCACCAAGGAGCAGGTAAAGGTTATGACGAAGGATTTCTTCCAGGCGGTAGAGAAGGAGAGTTTAATGCTGTAACCAGAGAATTACTACCATTACTTCATGATAGAGGCGTTATAAAATTAGACGATGAAATTTATAAAAGTTTAAAAAATGCAGATTGGGTTCGTGGTGTTAAAGGCAACGAGTTTGATCCTAAAAAAATATACAGATACCATTTTGGTGACAGAGGTTTTAATATTATTAATCGTGCTTTAGACAAAGCCCCTAACATACAGTCGGCTAATGATATTGTTAAATATATAACAGATAATAATTTAATTGGTCAACTGAATGTTAGAAAAGTAAATAGCCCTAAAGATAGATTTGACCACATGACTATTACAGAACTACAGGGTCTTGCAGATGAGAAGAGAGGCACAGCTCTGTTAATTAAAGATGGCGAGAGTGCTTTTTATAAAACAGCAGATCAAATTAAAAAAGGATCTGATGAAAACTTTGGAATTATGGAATCGTATCTTGGTAAAATTAGAGAAAGAACAACACGTGCTGAAAGAAACAAACTTGCAAAAATTAAAAAATTTCCTGCACTAGATCCAAATGATGCTAACTTTATTATTGAAAGTTTAGACAATGAAGGTTTAGCACCTTTAAGAAAAAGTAGATTTCAATATACTATTGAAAATGATCCAAGTGGTACAACACAGTTTAGAACTAAATATGATACTTGGGATGATGCCACAGGAACAATGAGAGAAAAACCTAAACTTGTAGAGAAAGAAAATATGGCAACCGGTGAGATTGTAGTAAAAGATATTGATTACAAAATACCACCAGTTAAAGAAGCTAGAATGAGTTTAGATACAGCTATTGCAATGGATGATGAGGTATTTGATTTTTCTACCGAAGCTCTTGCTAAAAAAGGATACAACTTAAATGAGATTGATACCATACAAAAAGGTAAAAAAGTTTATGACATGTTAGAGAAAAAGAAAAAAATTAAAGTTGATCCAAGCAAAGAAGTTCCTACTACTGACATTAACACTGGCGAAGTTACAATGACGACAGGTGGTAAAGAAGGTGTAGATACATACTATATGGGTAGAAACATTATAGAAAAATTAGAAGAGTTAAAAGAGTTAGGTGTTGATGATATTGATAGAATGTCTGTTGATGATTTTGACCCAACGAGATATGGATTTAGTAAAGGAGGCATAGCGAACAAAGATATGGTTCGTTTCTTATTTAATGACAACGTACGTAATTAATCCCATAACCAACGAGCTAGAGAGTGCACAACCTAGACAAACGGTTGGTGATAAATATGGATTGCAGAAGTTTAACAGATTAAAAGCTGCCGTGCCTTTATTAGCACCAGCTCTCCTACCTGCAGCTGCAGCTTTTTTAGGTTTGTCAGGCACTGGTCTTGTATTGCAACAAAAAGTTCAAAACTACTTTGAGAATAATCCCGAAGCATTATCAAAATTTAAAGAGTATATAAAAGATGCAAGCACGATGGCTTTACCTTTTGGTACGTTACCAGGCGACAGACCAGAGGAGGAAGCAGAGGAAAAAGAATTTGGTAAACTTAAAGGATTTGATAAAGCACCAGAAAGATTAAAAGAAAAAGGCACGACAATACCTGAAAAAATAAAAACTGATCAGCCTCTTAAAACACCACCTAAAACAGAACCATTACCTGGTCTTTCTAAACCAGAGGATGTTGATACTAGTATTCTTTATAGAACAGAAGAAGAAAAAGCTAAAGCAAGAGATTATGCTAGAAAAAAACGTGAAAGAGATAAAGCCGGAGACACTAAAAAATTTAGACCCGATCCAGAAAAAGAAGCAGTAATAAATACTGCTATTAAAGAATATAGAGACGTAGCTCCTCCGATTAAATCAGGAGATAATAAAGCGTATAAACCAGGAAACACTGGCTTTGAAACTATTAAAATTGCAACTGAAGAATTTAGAAAACAGTACGGAAGAAACCCATCAAACACTGAAATACAAAAATATACTGGTAACAATAGAGGCACAGTAAGAAAAGCTTTTCAAAACCACGGTGACATTCTTGGTGAGCTAATGTCCATGGATGATTATAGATTAATAAGTCCTAAAACAGTCGATACAAAATTAACAGAAGAGTATCAAGAAGAAGCAAGAAATAAATTAATAAATGAAGCTATAGAACTTGACACTGTAAGAACTTACAAGGATGAAGTGTTTTTTAAAAATGATGAACGTAGAAATTTTTTTGTAGATAACTTTATTAAAAGAGCAAACTTTGGATTAAATAGAAAAGGAGTCCCTGGTTTAACTTATGAACAGTTAGCAAAAGAATTTAACATGAGTAAGGGACAAGTTAGTAAAATTATTCAAGTCTTGCAAAAAGATCCTTTAATTAGTTCTCAACTAGATAGACCAGAAGGTAGAGATGCAAGTTATTACGGAACAGTTAATAAACAAGTTTTAGCAGAGGGTCGTAAACAATTAGCTCCGTGGGAAAGATCTAATGTTGACATACAAGATAACAAAGTATCTGAAGTAAACAAAATGTTATCTGGATTAACTTTAGATGAAGTTAAAGAACAATACCCACAAATAATTACAGACTTTAAATGGAAGCTAGTTAAAACAGGTGACGATAAAGGTAAAATAATAGAGGTAGATAGACCTGATGAAAAATTAGAGAAAGATATTAAGAAAGCTTTTTCTATAGAGCACGGTAAAAATAAATCAACAAGAGAAGTCGATATACAAAGATTAACAAATAGACACCTTACAACTAAAAAAAATAATGATCTTCTTGTATCGATAAAAGCTTATATTAAAAGAGAAGGTGAAAGTTCACCTGAAATAAATGATTGGTTAACAGAAAGAGGCATTAGAATAATTGTTGATAAGAAATCTTACGGTGCACCTCCAGAAGTAATGTTTAATTCAAAGACAGGTGAGCATGTAAGTTTTAACAAAGAGTTAGAATTTTATGGTCTTGATGGTGACGTTGTTGGTCCAACAAAAGAACGATATAAGATATTAAAATTAAAAGATGATGTAGATAAAAAATTTGGAAAGGACACAATAACAACTGCTGACGAAGCACCAGAACCAGACTCAAGCATACTGCGTAGAATGTTTGAAGCATTTAACAAAAGAAATATGAGTGCTGGCGGTCGTGTCGGTTTTCAAGATGGTACTCCACCAGTAATCCCGGGCAACGAACTTGATTACAGTGAACTACAAGTTATGATGGACAACCCTAATGAGTACAATACATTTCCTAAAGGCACATTTGCAGAAGAGCTAGACAAAGCAGTTTACGGAACAGATGATGAAAAAACTCTTATGCAAAGATTTAATCAAATGTTTTTAGATCCAAGAGCATATCCATATTATGTAAACAAAGCTATATCTGGAGCTGCTAACATACCAGAGTTTGCGTTTAGAACAGTGCCTGCACTCGCTGCGTTAGGAAGTGAAACTGTTGTAGATTTAGTTGCAGATAAATATCCAGAAGGAAAATTACAGAGATTTGGAGAACGTATCTCACCAAAAATTACAGAAGCTGCAAAAGAAAAAGTGGGTCTTACAGGTTTAATAGAAGAAGGAGAAAAAAATTTACAGTTTCCTTCAACACAAGAATATGTGGGCGACTCTCTACAAATTCTTGCAGAGTTTCCAGGACCCGTAACACCTTTTGTATTTTTCAGAGCAGCACCAAAAATATTAAGACAAATTCAAAATTTAGGTTTAAGTGCAACAGCTGTAGAAAAACTTAATAAAAAAATAGAACAACAATTGTCAAAACCAAATCAAAGTAGAAGAGACTTTTTGATAACAACCGGAGCAGGCGGAGCCGTAGCTATGTTAAAATATTTGGGTCTAGATAAATTACTAGGCACAGGAACCAAGGTTGCAGAAAAAGCTGTTATAAAGCCAGGCGGCACACCACAATACTTTCTTGATTTTGTAAATTTAATACAAAGAAAAGGAAAAGATGTTTCTGATACACAATCAGTGATCGAGAGACAAAAAGTAATTGAATATAAAGATTACACACTTACAGATACTGATGGATATATAACAATTAGAAAAACAGATGAAGACATGGGCCGTGATGAAATGATGGAGTACAAACCAGCAGAGGGTGTTGTTGATGAAGCAACTGGTACATCTAAAGAGGTTCCAGCACAATATGATGAAACGACTGCTAGACCAGATCCAAACGATCTTGGTAATTTTGATACTGATTCAGGTTTTGAATCTATTGATGAAGTTTTAGAAGAACTAGCTAAAGATGGTAAAACATATTCAAAAGACGACTTATTAAAAATGGGTATAGATCCAGATGCACTTGGTAATTATCCAACAGGTGCAGGAAGTATACCTGAAGGTCGTGTTGGTGAGGCCAATCCTTTTAAACCTAAAAAAGCAGAAGGCGGTATTATTGCAGGTGTTAAGTCAGGACCAGCGCCAAAATCAGGACCTACCCCTCATGGGTTGCCTTATGTGGCAAAAAATGTTAGACCTATCAAGGAGCGTAAATAATGGCAGATATTGATAAGACTCTTTCAGAGTTGGGAACCTCTGTAAAAATAGAAGGACCTGATCAAGAAGTAGAGATTCAAAAACAAGAAGAGATAACAAAACAACCTGTTGAAGTTACACCTACCGAAGATGGTGGAGTAGAATTAAATTTTGATCCTAGTAAAGTAAACATTGAAGGTAATCCAAACCACTTTGATAATTTAGCAGCATTATTACCAGATGAAATTTTAGATCCTATCGGATCAGAAATGTTTCAAAATTATACAGATTATAAAATGTCCAGAAAAGATTGGGAGAGATCTTATACAGAAGGTTTGGATCTTTTAGGGTTTAAATATGAAAACAGAACAGAACCTTTCCAAGGTGCATCGGGTGCCACGCATCCTGTTCTTGCAGAAGCGGTAACACAGTTTCAAGCAGGAGCTTACAAAGAATTATTACCAGCAGAAGGACCAATCAGAACACAAATCGTGGGTATGAGTGATCCACAAAAAGAAGCACAAGCTCAAAGAGTAAAAGAATACATGAACTATGAGCTTATGGAAAAAATGGGTGAGTATGAACCAGAGTTTGATCAAATGTTATTTCATTTACCACTCGCAGGATCTACATTCAAAAAAGTTTACTACGATGATTTATTAGGTAGAGCAGTTTCTAAATTTGTACCAGCAGATGATTTAGTTGTGCCATACACAGCTACATCACTCGACGATGCAGAATCTATTATTCACGTTTTAAAAATGTCAGAAAATGATTTACGTAAACAACAAGTTGGTGGTTTTTATAATGATATAGATTTAGGTTCACCAACAATTGTTAAAAATGAAGTTGATCAAAAAGAAAGAGAGTTAGAGGGAACAAAATCAACAGGTAAAGCAGAAAATATTTATACTCTTTTAGAATGTCACGTTAATTTAGATTTAGAAGGTTTTGAAGATAAGGATGCGAACGGAGACGATACAGCAATCAAGCTCCCATATATTGTTACTGTAGAAGAAGGTTCGCGAAAAGTTCTTTCTATTAGAAGGAACTATAATCCTGACGATCCAAGAAAAAATAGAATACCCTATTTTGTCCATTTCAAATTTCTGCCAGGACTAGGATTCTACGGATTTGGATTGATCCATATGATTGGCGGATTGAGTAGAACGGCAACGGTCGCTCTCCGTCAATTGTTGGACGCTGGTACATTATCCAATTTGCCAGCAGGGTTTAAACAAAGAGGTGTGAGAGTTAGAGATGAAGCTGCACCTATTCAACCAGGTGAATTTAAAGATGTAGATGCACCAGGTGGAAACATAAGAGATTCTTTTATGATGCTTCCATACAAAGAGCCATCAGCAACATTGTTGCAATTGATGGGTATTGTAGTTCAAGCAGGTCAAAGATTTGCTGCTATTGCAGACATGCAAGTTGGTGACGGTAATCAAGGTGCTGCTGTTGGTACAACAGTTGCTCTTCTTGAAAGAGGATCACGAGTTATGTCTGCGATACACAAAAGACTTTACACATCTATGAGATCAGAATTTAGATTACTTGCAAAAATATTTAAAAT